GGCGTAGCGGAATTCCTAAACCAGCAGATTAGATAAGAGATAAATATGACAATGCAGCAAGAAAATAAGTCAGAATCTACGCCTGTGGCACAGCAGACTGAGCGCAAACCCAACGAAAATGCTGGGTTTGTGTTCTCCAGCTTCTTAAAGATTACTGACCCTCAAACAGGAAAGGTCCTAGTTCAGACTAGGGCAGACTAAAAGGAACATCAAGTGGAACAACTAACAACAGTCAGCGTCAAGGGACATATCAAAATTCACGATCCAGTCAGCGGAGAAGTTCTCGTTGACAAGGATAATGCTATCAACTATGAGAACATCTCCTTAGCGATTGCTAACTCTCTCAGTGATCGTGGTGTAGGCACAATCTATCAGATGGTATTTGGCAACGGCGGTGCCTCAGTTGATAGTACGGGCTTGATTACCTATCTACCGCCTAACGTTACAAACGTCAATGCTGACCTGTACAAACAAACCTACGCAAAGATTGTCAACGATAACCTAATCTCTAACCAAGACCCTACTCGCAACAAGATGACTGTTAGCCACACTAGCGGCAAGACCTACAGTGATATCTTGATTACTTGCTTGCTGGACTACGGCGAGCCTTCAGGACAATATGCGTTTGATAACGCAACCAACAGCGATAGTGAATTCGTATTTGACGAACTAGGCTTGATGGCCAACTACGGTAGTGACGGTAACGACAACATCATTACTCGTCTAATCAGTCACGTAGTATTCCACCCAGTTCAGAAGTCACTAAACAGACAGATTCAAATTGACTACACTATTCGTGTTCAAGCAATTACTAACCTAGTGACACTATAAGGATAAGAAATGCCAGCATCATACAGTTTATCATACTACGGCAATACAGGTAGTTCATCTCTACAGCTAGACATTGGCAATGCCTCGGCCCTAGGTTTCCCATCATCTGGCAACATTTCTCTGCCTAAGACAACAGTATTCGTAGGTCGTAACTACACAAGTGCTAACACACAAGAAGGTTACGGTAAAGCCATGAATCAGAACTTCATGAACTTGACTGAGAACTTTGCTAACAACGAGTCAGGTTTTGCTAACACAACAGTTTACCCAGAGTTTACTACAGGTCAATTAGTATTCCAAGGCGTATCTGACGTTACATTCGGCAAGGGTAACTTGCTATTCATGATTACAAAGAACGGCACATGGGCTACCTCATCTAAAGTTCAGATTCTAAGTAACGCTAACCCGCCAACAAGTATCGCTGATAGTCGCTATGATGCTGCCAATACCAAGACAGTCACAAGTAATGCCGCAATCGTTAGCGGTGGTGGCAACTTAGTAATTGGCATCAACGGCACACCTAACGTAGTTGTTATCTCAAGTGCTGACGGTGGTAATAACCAAGGCAATAGTGGCAACATCAAGTTTGAAATCGGCAGTGACTTATCATATGTCAAAACTACATCTACCACCGGCTTACTAACAACCGACAGAATCGTAGCTAACGCTAACATTACTGCGGTCAACTTTGCTGGCGCTAATGCTAACCTAACAACCAAGCTACTCGCTCAGAACATTGAAGCAAACGCAACAGTCAAAGCAGTTTTACTAGAAGGAACACTAGTAACAGCGGCTCAGCCTAACGTAACATCTTTAGGTACTCTAACAAGTTTAGATGTTTCAGGCACAACAACTACCGACGAACTAGTTGCCACTACATCGCTATCTGCTGGCGCGGCAGATGTAGCAACCTTATCAGCTACTGGAAGAATCACAAGTACTGTTGCCGATGGCACTGCTTGGCTAAACATTTCATCAACAACCTTAGTTGCTAACTTGAACGCAGACTTACTAGACGGTCGTGATTCAGCCGTTGCCGCTATTGCTAATACAGTTGTTGTTCGTGACGGTAACGGTAACGTAACTGCTAATCGTATCACAAGTAACACTATCTCTGGCTCATTAGTTACCGCCGCACAACCAAACGTCACATCACTTGGCACACTAACTGGTCTAACTGTAGGCGGTACTGGCATCTATGGCACAATCAAGACTGCCTCTCAGCCTGATATTACATCAATGGGTACTGTGACATTTACAGATATCACTGTAACAGGCACAATCTCCGGCACGGTTGCTGGTAATGCTACCTCTACAGTATCTGGCGGTAATGCGTCATTTACAACAGAAGTCACAGCACCACAAGGCACATTCACAACAGAAGTAACTGCTCCTACTGGCACATTCTCAACAACAGTTGAGTCACCATCTGCCAACATTACAAACGTGTACTCAACTACAGTACAGTCAACCACAGTACAAACAAGTACTATGACTACTGGCGCGGCGGCTACTACTGGTACAATCACTGGCACTTGGACACTAAGTTCCGGCTCTACGCTGAACGCTACCTACGCTGACTTGGCCGAATACTATGTCAGTGACGACCAGTATGAACCAGGCACAGTGCTTGACTTTGGCGGCACCGCCGAAGTTACTCGTGCTGATACTCCAGGCTCAAGACGAGTAGCGGGCGTTGTATCTACTGACCCAGCGTTTGTTATGAACGAGAAGACAAACAACTCAGAGATTAGAACATTAGTGGCGCTAGTCGGTCGTGTTCCTTGTAAAGTTGTAGGCACCTGCGTGAAGGGCGACATGATGATTGCGGCAGGTGGCGGATATGCTAAAGCAGAAGCTAACCCAACGGTTGGCCAAGTTATCGGCAAAGCATTAGAAACAAAGACAACCACAGGCAAAGGCGTCATTGAAGTCGTTGTGGGTCGTCTGTAAACAGAATAAATAAAAGAATAAGAGGTTAAACCAAATGGCATATACGTTAAATTACGGCAAGAATAGCACAAACTCACTAACAGTTCAGGATGGACAGTCAGGAACAGTTGCTAACTTAACATTCCCTGGCAGAAATTTTAGTGGCTACGGCAGCCCAGTTGACCAGAACTTCATGCTCTTAGCTGAGAACTTTGCTAGTGCTAACGGTGCCAACGGCCCTCAATACGCTATCCAAGGTCAGATGTGGTATGATACCAGACAGACCAACGCTGTTGCTAACTCATGGGCAGGCCTCAAAGTAAAGAGTAACAACGAAGATTCTAGTTTACCTTCTTGGTCACAAATTGTTACCTTTGATACTGAATATGTAGCAACAACTAGTGGTCTTTCTACTAACCCAAAACACTTGACTGGCTTAGGTAATCTACAATCAAACAATCTAACAGTAAGCAACACTTCAACATTGACAGGTAACGTGGCTCTAGGTGCTAATCTAACTGTTGCTGGCAGTGCTACAATTTCTGGCGCTCTAAACGCTCCTAACCTAACCTTAAGTGGCAATCTAAGTGCCGCCAACATTAGTGCTACAAATCAACTAACCGCACTTAATGCCAACATTACTGGCAATACTCAAATAACCGGCAATCTTTATGCTGATGGCAGCGTAACATTAGGAACCGATGCGGCGGACACAGTGACTGTGCGAGGCACATTCGTTGTTACTGGACCACAATCATCTACTAGTACCACATCATTGACTGTTTCTAATCCAATGATTGATCTACAAGAATCTGGGACACCGCTAACTGGTGATACCACCTACTCAGTAGGTGTTAAACATCATTATTTCTCAGGCTCAGCAAAAGTTGCATTCAGTGGTCAATATCGTGGCAATGATAGTACTAATATCGGTCCTAAGGGAACATATATTATTGCCGACGATGTTACTATCGCTTCTTCTCAAGTTAACACTGTAAATACTTGGGGCACAGTTAAGACTGGCAATATTATCGCTGTATCTTCTGTAACTTCACCAGCGTTCAATGGTATTCTAGCCGCAACAACTGGTGGCACAACAAACGTAACGCCTAGTACAAACTCAATCACAATCAACGGTGCTAACACACCTACAAGCGCAACTACAGCATACGGCGCCCTAGACATTCCTACTGGCGGCGTAAACATTGGCGCTAACTTACGAGTTGGTGGCACTATCTTTGGTAAGCTAGCCGCAGTATCAACCTCAGCCGAGCCAGCAAACCTAGAATACTTAAAATCAGCCCAGTCTAATATTACTCTAGCCAACATTACAACAATGGTAGGCACATCAGTAACCTTGTCAAGTGCTATTACTGCTCCTACTGGCAACTTTACTAACATCAACGTTACAAACACTACCAAGACTAACGTTCTACTATGTAACACCGCAGCCACAGTTGGTAGTTTGACAGCTAACACAACAGTTATTGCTACTACAGGCTTAACAGTCAGTGGTGTAGCAGAACTACGCACACGTAATATTTCTACAGGTGCGCCAAGTACAGAAGGCACAATTACAGGTAAGTGGAAACTAACTACAGATTCAACCTTAGAAGCTACATACTCAGCAGACTTGGCAGAGCGTCACCATGCTGATGCCAACTATCCAACAGGTACAGTAATGACAGTTGGTGGTAGTGAAGAAATTACCAGCGCACAAAACGGTGACGCTGTACTAGGCGTAGTAAGTGACGCTTGGGCATATCTAATGAACGGTGGAGCGGGTCCACAAGAAACTCACCCAGCAGTAGCTTACTGTGGTCGTGTACCAGTCAGAATCGTAGGGCCAGTCAACAAGCATGACCGTGTATCGCCATTCAAAGATGGCGTAGCAGTTTCAAGCATGGCTAACCCATTCGGCTGGGCAATAGAGTCTAATGATGATCCTGGTGAGAAGCTAGTTCTCTGTATCATTAAGTAAGGATAAGAAATGGCATACTCACAAGGTGGATTAATTCAGGCAGCAGATGTTAACGGATTTATTCGTAACAACACTACTAACTTTAACAGAATCTGGGGCGACACAACCGGCACTGGTAACTTTGGCTATGGTCAAAACACAACCACTAACCAGCTATCTGTCGCAAACGTAGCAGTTGTTAATAACCCTGTTAACGTCAACCCATGGCAAACCTTAGTAGCGTCAATGGTAACTGCTGGTGCCCACCAAGGTACTACAGTATCCCTAACACCAGCGCCAGCAGTTGGCGGATTGATCCAGTTCCTAACTAACCTAAATGCTAACCTAACCTCCTTAGAAAATAACAGAATGAATGCCGCCTCACAGGGCAGTTCTTCTAGTGCTACCGGTTCTAGAGGCTCCGCTTGGGGCACCGAGATTACGTTTACAGCCACCGTATCATTCTCTAGTAATAACGCGGCACGCTACTTCTTTAACTGCGGTGGTCAAATCAGACTATCAATGGCACACTCTACCCAAGCAAGTACCATTAACACTCTTGTAAGTGACTTATGTAGTGACCTTGGCACAATCGTGCTATCATCTGGCGGCTGTACTATTGCTGGCACAACATACACGGGCATAACTCAAATTGGCGGCTCGGCACCATCCGGCACTAGTACTAACACGGGCTTAGGCTTCTACAGTTTAACTAGTGGTGCCCAAACAGTTCATACACAAGCGTCAGACGTAACATATCTGGGCGGCGGCGCTGGTGGCGTTAACGGAGCTGCCGCTCATACAACTAACTATACTACTAACTCTAGAATTTACGTAACTGCAGCTTATAACGGCAGTGGTACTATTACCCTTACTGCCCGTGTTGACGTAAGTTCAGACATTGGTGGCAATAAAGTAAACGCAGGCACAACCTGTACTTGTACTGTTAACCCACCAGAAACTACAAACCTTACTAACTCTTGGGGCACACCTACAGTTTCAGTACCTAACATATAAGAAGCACACGGAAAATGGCATACGAAGTAGGCAAAACAATCTCCGTTGGTGATATCAATAGTTATGGTAGTACTAACTCCTACAACCTAGACAAACTATGGGGTAGCGGAGCTGACGACTATGGCTATGGCCTAAAGATGATTCTGGCCGACGGTGAAACTGCCTACGCTAACTTCCCAACCGTCGCACCTGGCGATAAGATTCGTAAAGTACACTGGGCGTTTGTTCCATCTCAAATCCCTGTTATCGCACTACATCAAGGCACTACCTTACCGCACCCACTATCCACACTTAGATTCGGCCTAGACAACACCAAGTCAGCTGGTGAAGTGCCACAAGAAGACTATAAAGTAGGTGCTGCAGACTTTGCTTCTGTACCTGCTAAGATTGATGCTAACATCCAAGAGCTATACACTAACAGACTAAACGCGGCCTTCCAGTCTCCATACAACATTACTAGTACGGCTAGTCTATCGACCACATGGTCAGACAAGTTTGTAGCTAAGTTTACTATATATTTTGGTCCAGGTAGAGCCGCTGATGGCTCCACTCCTGCTGATCCAACAGCACATGCCAGATACTTTTTCAACAACGGTGGTCAAATCGCTATCAACAGTGGCCATGGTACTACTATTGCCAACACTATCAACAACCTAATCAACGACTTATGTGGCGATGCTGGTACCTTAATTATCTCTAGTCCTACCTCTACCTCACCTAACTCCGGCGTAGTTAGAATCTCTGGCATCAATTACACAGGCTTAGTTAAAGTCGGTGGCTCCGGTACTGCGCCTAGAAGCGTCCTAGCAGATGCTAACTATGGCTTCTATTACTTCTACAGTAGCGCATACTCAGCTAATACTACAGTTAGACTACATACTCAATACAGTGACATGGGCTATACAACTAACCCTGGTGGCAGAAGATACGGCGCAGGTGGTGGCTACAGTGGCGCCGCTACCAATTATTCAGTAGATGCCTCATATGATAAAGCAGGCACTATGACTATTACAGTTACAGTAGACGAAGTACCTAACAACCTAGCCGTTCAAGCAGGCACCTACACTACCCTAACACTCAGACAACCAGCTAATAACTATGGCGTACTAGACAACTGGATAACGCCTACCATCACTGCGGATACTTCGCTATCATCATAAGAATAAGAATATATGACCTACTCCGCCTCAAACAAGATCATAGCGCCAGATATCAATGGCTACATTACCAATAACCAGTACAACTTAAACAGAATCTGGAGTACGGGTGATGGCAGCTATGGCTATGGTCTTACTACTCAGTTAAACGAAGGCGCCGGTTACCCTGTCTATCAAAGTTTCCCACTAGTAGCTATCAGTGACCCTATCAAGTTTACGCACTGGGCACAGTTAGTCAAGTATATTAGTCAAGCAGCCACCCACCAGGGCATGCAAGATTATCTACAGCCAATGACATTCTCAGATGAGAATGGCAACCCTGGCAACACTAAGCGTATTCGTACTATCTCTGATTCAGCTACCTCAGCCATAGCTAATAACCTAAAGCTAATCACAGACTATAGACTACGTGCAGCCACCCAAGGCTCAGATATAGCCTACACAGCAACATCCGCACAATCATGGCGGGACAAGCTAACTGTGACATTTACAGTTACATTCTCTAACCATGACCTAGCCAGATACTTCTTTAACAGTGGTGGACAATTCAAGTTCTCAGCCGCCCATAGTGGCACAGTTAATAATACTATTAACAACCTAATTGCTGATATTGCCAGTGATGCCGGCACCTTGGTTATCTCTAGTGATACTACCGCTATTGGCAATATTGCTTATACTGGATTCACTAAAGTAGGCGGCGCTGGTATAGCTCCACGTAGTAGTATCGCTAGTACCTCTTATGGCTTCCACCATCTCGCTAGTGGCTCATACACAGCAGATACTGACCTAACCCTATTTACCCAGTATGGCGAAATAAATTATAAGAACTATGGCGCTGGTCAAGGTTACACTACTGGCACAGCCCTATCACTGCGTGTCAAGTATAATAAAGCAGGCCGATTCATATTTACCATAGTCCTAGACGAAAATCCTGAAAACGCTACTGTTAATGCTGGCACAAAGATTAGTCTAGTAGTGAAGCAACCCGCCGCTACCTATCTACAGAACACCTCAAACTGGGCAAATCCCGCAGTTACTCAAGTAGTATCCGCCCAATAAAATATCTAGAGCACAGCAAATCATTGTAAATATCCTATCTAGGAGAAAACAATGTCAGATATTCAAACTACCAGAGTCTTAGTTGACAACATCAAAGAACGCTTCCACTTCCAGGAATCCAAAGTATACCTTAAAGAGAAGTATCTACCACGATTAACGACCTTACACAATGGTGGCAAGTTTACAGTGACCACCGAATTACTAGCCTATCTACGCACCACGCCTACAGATAAAGCTGTCCTCCTAGACGACTATAGCAACCCTATCTCAGTGCGAGTAAAAGACCTCCTATACGCCGCAGAAGAAGTATATACCACAGTTATGCTAGAGTGGAACGCCGAATTACAAGCCTTATCTACTAAGCGATAATATGACTAGAGGTGCCGTCCTAATTGCCCACAATAACAACAATGACTACTATCGCATGGCATGCTGGGCTGCCAAGCGTATCAACCACTTTCTAGGTCTGCCTGTTACAATCATTACTGACAAGAATACCCTAGATACTACTGCGACCAGACCATCCATCACTGGCTCATATCAGTTCGACCGCACTATTCTAATCGACCCTGATCGTACTAATAAGATGCACAAAATGTCATGGTTCAATAAGTCTCGCCACCTAGTATACGACTTAACTCCATACGATGAAACCTTGGTCCTAGATACTGACTATGTAGTAAACAGCAGGGAACTACTCAAGACATTTAATCTGCCCAGTGACTTTGTATGCTATACTTCAGCCAAGTATATCTTTGCCGACGAACCCAATGAGCTAATCTCAGATGTATTCCAAGGTACATACTGGGCAACAGTCATACGCTTCCGCAAGTCACAACGTGCCCACGATATCTTCCACATGATGACTACTATCCAAGAGAACTATGACTACTATGGCGAATTGTACAAGTTCCTATCTAACACATTCAGAAACGACTATGCCCTAACTATTGCCATGCGCACAGTCAATGGCCAGTTAGAGCTACCCGAAGATAGTATCCCTGGTCAATTACAGCACCTAGACGCTAGTGGTACCATAGAAATGCTAGACTACAACAGATTCAAGCTGACCCACGATGTAGACATTCGTGGGCGACAGCGTCCAGCCTATATTGAGATAGTTGACCATGACTTTCATATGTTGGGCAAGCCTGAGTTTATGAATATGATTGCGGCGGACGAGGAGAGAAACAAATGAGCAGAGGATTCGTTATTGTTGCTACTGGCGACCAACAATACCTGGTATGCGCCAACACCCTAACTGATAGCATACATCGTACTATGCCACAGGCTAAAGTTAGCTTAATCACTGACCACGATATCAGTGATAGTCGCTATGACCACATTATCAAGACTACTTCAGTGTCTAAGGACCCATGGCGTCTGGCTGATGACTATCAAGTATACAATCTATCGCCATACCAGGAGACTATTAAGTTAGAGTCCGACCTATATCTACCACGTGCTGTAGACTGGTGGTGGGACGCACATAAGGATCGTGACCTCAATATCTGTACTACAATCAGAGACTATCGTGGCGCCATATCCACCTCACCAGCTTATAGACAAACATTTATTGACAGTGGCTTACCTTCCGTGTATAATGCTATGACATACTTTAAAAAGAGCACCCTAGCAGAAGGATTCTATGCCACAGTAAAAGACATTTTTGAAAACTGGCCAGAGGTTAAGGCTACTCTCAAGCACTCATCAGAGGAAAACGCTACCACAGATGTAGTCTATGGTATTGCCACTCTACTACATGGCGTAGAGAATTGTACTATGCCTAGCCTCGCAGACTTCTCTATGGTCCATATGAAACGGTGGATTCAGAATCTACAAACAGAAGTATGGCACAACGAGTTAGTATACGAGGTCCTGCCTCATGCGCTACGTATTCAGTCACACCACCAGTGGTATCCCGTACACTACTATAACAAAGACTTTGCTACAATCATTAACAGGGAGCTAGGCAATGAACAATGACCAACTACTCCAGGAGCTAGAAGCCCTGCCACCCGACCAGCAAGCCGCACTCTTAGAGTCTCTAATGTCAACCTTATCAGAGGCCACGCCTCCTCCACCCACGGAGTATCGTGTATACTATAACCCAGATGGTAGCATCATTACATACACTATGCAGGCGATCCCTGGCGATTATATCACTATCACCGCTGATCAGTATGCTCAAGGTCGACATGATGCCAAGGTGCTAGATGGTCAGCTAGTATTCACGCATCGTAAGCATCAAGTGTTCAAGCTAGAGAGAAATTCAACAGATGGCTACAAGGTTAGTAAATATGATGTCTGTATCCCTGCCAGCGATGGTGAGGAGCACAATCTATTAACTACCCGAGTATATGAAATCGTCAAATAACCCAGAAACTGTCCTCCAACAAATCTATCTAGAAGACCTAGATGTAATCTACCTTACCTACGATGAGCCACAGAAGGAGGAGTTCTGGGTCAAGATCAAGAACATGATACCATGGGCACAGCGTGTAGATGGTGTCAAGGGTTCGGATGCGGCACACAAAGCCGCGGCAGCTGCATCTAATACTGAACGCTTCATCTTAATCGATGGCGACAATATGATCAATGATGACTTCTTAGATGAGGTATTAACTATCACTGATGCGAACAAGGATGCTCAGTTTCGCTGGCGCTCCCTAAATCATGTCAATGGCTTGTACTATGGCAATGGTGGCGTTTCATGCTGGACCAAGACATTTATCAATAACATGCGTACTCATGAGGCGGCTGACCCTCTTAACCCACATACTAACATTGAGTTCTGCTATGACCCACTATATTGGCCAATGCACAACTGGTATAGTACGACATACCCTAACTACAGTGCTAAACAAGCATGGCGGGCTGGCTTTCGTGAAGGTGTAAAGCTATGTGGACGTAGTGGTGAGATGCCACAATCTAGACAATCTTTTAAACAGTGGGTATGGCCTACCTGTATGCGCAACTTATGGCACTGGTGGAGCCTAGGTCGTGACGTGGAGTATGGCTGGTGGGCTATGTATGGCGCACGACTAGGCACACACTATCTAATGCTACGAGACTGGGATCATCGTGACGTCCAAGACTTTGACGCCCTAGATGCGCTATGGGAACAACATAAAGCAGATACAGACGAACACTCACGCGGGATAGCCCAGGAACTAAACAGGGCTTTAGGACTTAACATCGTAGAGATAGAAGCCCCACAATCCGAGGTATTTAAACAATACATTGTAGCAGGCTGGAAAAACACCAACATTATGGACAGAGAGACTTATTAAATGAACAAGATAACACAAATACACCAGGAAGCTAAACAAGCACTAGATAGGATTTCACCCTCAATGTGTGTAGCTAAGTGGAAGCAGGTGACGATTCACCTACAGAATGGACATACCCACTCATGCCATCACCCTGGCACCCACAAAGTACCACTCGAAGAGATCAAGATTAACGTCTCCGCCTTACACAATACTAACTTCAAGAAGGAACAGCGCCGACTAATGCTAGAAGGAGTGCGTCCGCATGAGTGTGGATACTGCTGGAAGGTAGAGGACAACTCTAATCAATACAGTGATCGTATTACTAAGTCTAGTGAAGCATGGGCCCGTCCACATCTGGACACCATCGTGAGCAAGCCATGGGACGACAACGTATCTCCTTCATACTTAGAAGTATCATTCTCTAATGTGTGTAACTTTAAGTGCTCCTATTGTAGTCCTAACATATCTAGCCAGTGGATGGAGGAGATTCAACGCCATGGTCACTACCCGACAACTACTCAGTTCAATGGCCTCTATCACTTCCAGAACGCTGGGCAGATGCCTATCCCTAACAATCAAGAGAACCCTTATGTGGAAGCGTTCTGGCAGTGGTGGCCTCAAATTTATGACACCTTAGAGCACTTCCGCATTACTGGCGGCGAGCCTATCTTGAGTAAAGATACGTTTAAGGTCCTAGAGTATATTATTGCCAACCCTAACCCACGCTTAACTGTAGCAGTTAACACCAACATGAACCCGCCAGATCAATTATACGACCGGTTCTTAGAGCTTGTCAAGCAGATTGTTGATGGTGGCATGGTAAAGAAGTTTGAAATCTATACCTCTGCCGAGGCCCATGGCACGAACGCTGAATACATTCGTAATGGCATGGACTATGACGGGTGGTTAGCTAATATGAACAAGACACTTACTGCCCTACCTAGCGTACAAGTAATCATTATGAGCACCTATAATTTCCTAAGCATGCCTACATACAAGCGTTTCTTAGAGGATGTCTTAGACTTTAAACTTAGATACTTTAAGCCTGGTACTAATCAAAGCCCAGTGATACTAAGTATTCCCTTCCTGCGCAACCCTACTCATCAGACTGCGTTTATCTTAGAGACCGATCACCTCCACTGGGTCACAGAAGCAGTTGAATACATGACCGCCAACACTGAGTCACCAGAAAAACAACTACTACAGCATCAAGGCTTCTATCTACACGAAGTTAATGATTTAGTTCGTATCAAAGAAATGTTGGAAGGAGAGTTGACAAAGCGTGTGGATAGTGATAAAATACGTAATAGACTGGACTTTTGCCGATTCGTAGACGAGCATGACCGACGCCGTGGCACCAACTTCTTGGAGACATTCCCCCTCCTAGCGCCAGCATATCACCAATGGAAGCAGTATTGATGGACTGCCTCTACCCTGTGCCCACCGTACATAGAGGCAATGTTTACCCATACATCCCTTCAGATGACGAGCACCGTCATGCCCAGAATAAGGCACAGTGGGGACCTCGCTGGCGCTTCTATGATAATCCCTTCACCTATAGGCTTAATAGCCATGGTTACAGAATGAATCATGAGCTACATGATACCCACTGGAGTAACTATATCCTATTCCTTGGCTGCTCGTATGCTTATGGCACTGGCTTACCACTCGAAGAAACCTACGCCTACCGTATCGCCGAACACTACGGCTGTGACTATATCAATGCTGCCATGAACGGCGGCACACCTAAATTCGTGATGCTCAACTTAGTAAAACTATTGGCCACCGCGCCAGCTAAACCCAGGGCGATTCACATTAACTGGCCGCCACTATACAGAGAAACTTACTGGCGCAATCATCAGCTAGTTAATCTACAACCTGACTACCTAACAGATAATGAACATACACAATACTGGCGCTCTGCATATGAAACCACCATCCTAGAGGACAGCCACGTACACAACATTTTCAGACACTATCTAGACACAGTAGGACTACTAGCTAAGGCCCATGGAATCCCTATCTTTCAAATGTCAACTGGACCACATCACGACCGCGGCCAATACCAGAACTTCTTTGCTCAGTACACTAACATAGCCCAAATATCAACTGGCCGTGAAGACCTGGACAACCACCAGACTAATACTATGGAGGCCCTCAATAGTCTACACGCTCGTGACTTATTCGTACAACCACAATTTGGCAATCGTGTTCATGCCCACCCTGGTATCTACCACCAAGATAAGGTAGTAGAAGCCTCGACCAAGGAGATACAACTATGACCTTCAACCCCGTCACCCTTATCAAGCAATGGCTAGAACGTAGAAAACGTCAGAAACGCCTAGATGCCCTACGCAAGAATGATCCCTTCATTTATTAAAGAACTGTCTAACCATGCTAGGTAACTACGATGGGCTATCTAACATAGGCTAGATTATATACCAAACCAAACACCCTATTCAACCTATTTTTAGATACCAGTTGTTTCCACGCAACACCTATCACAAATAACTAATAGAATCTATAGTCAACCTTCTTGCATGCAATACTTTGAACCTACCATCCACCAGCTAATAGCAGACGAGGATCGTAACCCTCTAGAGATGATTACTGGTCCAGGCACTAATCTTATGCCCGCACGTATGTATCAACTAGCAGATATAGTCAATCAACCACTCTTAATAGCGTTTGACGACGATGATAGTGACTATGGTGGCATTATAATCCAGCATCCTTGTGGAATCCCTGGACCCACTGCTATAGAGCATATAGTAGATCAAGGTGGCCTCAATCGTTTCCTACGCCAGACCACACGTATGCTTACTACGCTAGGTGAAGAGTGGGTTAGGGATGTGGCCTTCAACTGGCTACCACTGTATGAAAGCATCCTGTCACAGACCACATATCTACCATGCTCAGTGACGGATTGTTTAGAAGGTGTGCCTACCGTGCTACCACGCACACAATACCATGGTGCGCTTCGCTTAGAGAATATTAGATGGGACTCCTACGGTCGCCAGTATTATTTTTGTTACGCTAGGGAGAATTTTCTTGCCTCTGCCCACTTTGACCTCGTTGAACTTATGCTGTCCATAGTGGAAACCACGCTGGTAGACACTGGCCAAGCAGGCACCGTCGCTCCTCACTCGCAAAATTTTTTCTCCACACGGGTCCACAAGGCGTTTTGCACTTTAAAAAATAATTATTTTCATACTAATTTATTTTTAATTATTTTAGCTAATAGGATGATCATGCTGCCTCCCGATGATGTCCATGGTAGAGATAGAGTGAAGGCTACCATGGATGCTATATGGACTATGGACTGGGCGGAGTGGTGTGGCAGGATGGAGCCTAGCGGCTCTTAGGCTTAGAGTAATAATAGTAAGCGGAGCGGCAGGAATGGAATTAATTATTAATTTATTATGGAAATATGGCGTTATAGACGCATTAGCATGTATGGCTGAGGCATATTAATTATGAATAAAGATAATCACGCTTATATTGGCGTATCGTGTGGGCATCATGACTCGACTATTACTGTTATTAGAGGCGGTGTGGTCGTATGGTCGGGTGGTCGTGGCTTGAGTAATATAGATGCGGAGTTGATCGCGGAAGCTAGAGGTTGGGTAGATGGCAGTTATTCCATACATTATTATGAGCGACCATGGCTAAAGAATTTACGTTGTTTGTGGTCGGGTGAAGGTTGGCGTTGGCGTGGTAATAGAGTAGTTGATATTATTGGTGCGGATAATATGCGACTATTAAATCCGGATGGTGTTGGGATTCATACTTATAATCATCACCTATCTCATTGTGGTGGTGCGTTTCAGACTAGCGGATTTGAGGAGGCTGTTGGTGTTGTTATTGACGCTATTGGTGAATGGGATACTGCTACTATATGGCAGTGTTGGTGGGTTGATGGTGTGGCGAAATATAAGTTAGTATGGCGTCAATGGTACCCTAGGAGTATAGGTTTATTTTATTCGGCTATGACGGTTAGGTGTGGCTTCAAGGCGTTAGGCGGTGAGGGCGAATTAATGAGGTTATCTGAGCGAGGTGAGGCTAAATGGGTTGATGAATTACGGCAGATTGCTGGGTTAAATTTACATCGTGGTGTGGGCGATATATTACCTGGAGCTAGGGTTGAAGATTTGGCAGCTTCGACTCAAGCTGTTGCTGAAGATGCTATTATGCGGATTATGACGCGGGCAAGGGCGATTAGTGGTAATCTAGTCTATGATGGTGGCGTAGCATTTAATGAGTTGGCAAATAGACGGGTCGAGGGTTTATTTGATGCGGTATATCGTTTGCGGAACCCAGGTGATGGTGGCTCAAGCCTAGGTTGCGCGGCGTTGGGTTATGGCGGGCTGGTTTATATACCGCAGACTACCAAGTGAATACGCTCTTCGTTGCCACCATTATAGACCCAGTGAGTTTCACGAGTATCTATTCTGAACCAGTGATTATTATTAGGCAGGTGATAGCAGGCTGCGGTGGTAGGTAAGGTTGATCTGGCGGGATCCAGGTCTGCGGTTTCATGGGCAATATAAGCACGTGGATTAGTTTTGAGCACTAGATGATATCGGAGCTCTTTATCCTTGTGTACTGATAGGCCAGTTTTAGGTAGCAGTCTCATAATACGAATACGACCGAATTTAATATTATCGAGGTGTGTGGATAATATTTCGATTTGTTGGCGAATTGGATTGGTGGAGTCAATATTCCATAGATTAAAATCCCACTCTTCCGCTCTGCGTGTCATTGTAGCTCGGTCAACTAAGGAGCCGGTGCCATCTAGCCAAATATCTTTGGAGTCTGATTTGTGAGTTAAGCATAACTGGTGCATTTTCTCCCAGATTCCGTGGTGCTGGGTGGTTAATTCTTGGGCGGCAGCTAATATTTCGGTGCTGTTGCTGGTTAGTGGTAATTGTTCAATAAACATTTTATTGTTTTCTCCATATTGCCATATATCTGACATATTCATTTGTGGGTAATTCGCCGCAATAATATTCGTCGGTGACGCGGTTCATTAGTTTAAATTCTTCGAGGCCGTGGGAACACCGAACGTGCTCACCTGTGGATAGGTTGGAGAAATTATTACTCTGAACTGCTACTAGCGTATTTTGTGGAATACGATTGTACCACCTGTCATATACCTCTTGAGTAACATGCTCGGCCGAGGTATTAATTACGATAGTAGGTCTGATATCCCATTGATATTCGTAGTCGGCCATATCTGCGGTTATGGCTTTAAAACGCCAGCCATTCATTTCATGGGTTTTGTTGAGTGTGTCAGCTACGGATTCACACCAAGGGTCTAGATCGATTGACCGACATTTATGAATATTGATTGTGGAATTAAATAGCATGGAGGCAAGGGTGCCAATCCATCCGCCAAATATATAAACATTTTCTGGCGCACCTGGCATTGAATATCGCTGTAATTCATTTACTAGCCAGCCTTTAGATGCTAATTGTCCCCACCATAGCGCATCAAGGGCACGGGTTCGTTCCTCGTGGGTAGGTAAATTACGCAGGGCGGTGCCCCAATCGGCTAAGTCTAGATTGCTAATTTTAAATTCGTACGGACTCATTATGCCTTATTTATTGTGTTATAATAGCAGGAGTAAATATAGCTTATGAACGAGCAGCCACCACTAGATGAACAGGTAGATTATTGGGAAATTCCCAATAATATTGATATTACAGATTTTGATTTAACATGGCGTCCTAATATGTTTGAGGAGCCATGGATACATCAATTTCCTAGTCAGCATCAGCCCGACGGTGGACCTAGATTAGTTGTTTATGGCGCTACCCAAGTAAAATATGAAACCGATCAGGTAGGCAAAGCATATGCTAATGATATGTCTGTATGGGAAATACCACCTAATATTAATTGCGATGATTTTGATTTTAGTTGGCACCCACCTAGAACTGAACGACCTTATATCTATCAGTTTGGCACCCAGCATCAAAAGACAGGTGGTCCCAGATATATTCAACAAGGTGCCAGACGAATTAGATATATTGATACACAAAAGGCGGTTGCTATTGTTAATATGGAAAAATGGCGGATTGATCGAGATGTGATTGTAAATAGTTTTGATTTTAGCTGGCACCCTGATGCTACTGATTTAATGTACAATTATTCATTTAATGATTCTGCCATCATTTATTCTCAAGGTCCTGGCTTACAAATTAAGCATATGACTGATATTGTGGCAGATATTACAATTAAGCCACTAGATATTATATTTTTAAGTAATGGTGAGACTGGTGAGCAGGAGCGTTATGACAGATTATGTCAGGTAGCTGGTCGAGAAGTCCGCTGGGTTCGTGGCATCGATGGCCGTGAAAATGCTATTCGTCATGCGGCTGAAATTAGTAATACAAATTGGTTCATCTTATTCCCTGCTAAAATCTGGGCAAGTGACACCTTTGATTACAATTTTCAACCAAACCGTTCGTATGAGCCTAAGCATTATATTTTTTATTCTACTAACCCGCTAAATGGACTGGAATATGGACATCAGGCGGCTGTATGCTATAATCGAAATCTAGTGCTAGAAACCACAGAATATGGTCTAGATTTTACCATGAGTAAATTACACGATATTGTGCCTATTTCCTGTGGCATCGCCCAATATAATAGTGATATTACCATGACCTGGCGCACCGCGTTCCGTGAAGTAATTAAATTACGGGCTGACGGTAGCGATGAAAGTCTAGAACGACTACAGGTGTGGTTAACTTATGCTCGTGGTCAACACGCAGAGTGGAGTATTATTGGCGCTCAAGACGGTATTAATTATTACGATAAAGTGGGCGGCGATCACCAGCAACTAATGAAAACATTTAAATGGTCGTGGCTAAAATTCTATTTTAATGAGCAATACCGTGAGCAGTTCGAAAAGATGCCAGAGCTTGAAGATACTTTGCCTTATCAAGAGCCCATATTGTCTGAGGAGTCCAATAATATTCCTCTTCTCCCACATAATTAACAATACCTTGCTTGGCTAATAATTGCAGGGCTCGGTGAGTTCTGTTCATTTTACCACTAGCATCATGTGAGCCATGACTAGTGGTAATATAGAATTCGTGGTAGCCATTCTCGATGCCCCAGTCTATTTGATATGGCAGTAATAAACTAAACGGTGCGCTGTTCATATGAGTCTTGCTTGTGCCAGGAATAATATGCTGATATTTTGGCAAGGTAGCACTGCGAAATAAACAACGTAGGATTCTGCCACCACTGTCATAGCCGTGGCACCCACTAATACTAGCCAACTCACCATCGACAATCAAACCCCAATATTGTGGGTCGGTAGGCAGGTCATGACCATCAATCAGTTTCATTGCCTCACGACTAGTATTATTAGTATAGCCTGCTATCTCACATTCCTGGCAGAACTGGTCTAATAACGCATCATGCTTTGGGGATAATTTGACAAGTTCCATCGACCAGCCTTCCTCTGTACATATACCATTCGCCCGCCTGATAAACACCATCATCGGTAGCTAGCCAAGTATCACTGCTAACGCTATCGCCCTTGACCCACATATTAGCGCCGATAAACATTATCTCACACCAGGCAATAGTTCCTAGCGGTACGCCTGCCTTATCAAACACCGACAAGTCACTGCCCTTACTAAAGCGGTGATTGATTAAGATAGGCCCAGCTTGCGTCAGGCCATAGTTTATGATAAAGTCAATGTCTTGTTCTATAAAGTGTTCAACGTGACGACGGTAGACGCAATCGCTACCACAAGTCACAACTTCGAGTCTAGTCGCTTGCTTACTCTTGACACCAGCAAGCGCATCAATCATACGAGGTGTTAGATGGCTGATAGTAGCACCGATATCGCTACAACGCTCGTAGAAACGATACGGGTTGAACGCTTCAACTATCACATGAGCACCGCATAGTAGAGCCGCAATAGTCTGAGCATTGATACCGCCAGTGTGCCTCATACTACACACCGTATACACAATATCGTACGGCGTCATATTATGTAAGGCAATGCTGTTGTGGGCATTTGCTACAATCATAGCATCAGTTAGTTTGACTGCCCTACGAACGCCGCCTGTAGTACCGCTGGTGTATAGATACAGCCCGAATCCATCTTCTGTCTCGGCCTCAGCCCAGTTCTGTTTGACCAGTGGCGGCACAACGATGGGCTTGCCGTGCCGACTAGCAATCAAGATATCAATAATGGTTCGTGCTGTGCCACAATCTGCTACTGGGTTGTACGTGCCTTCTTCTACAATTTCAAGTAGCTCGTAATATAAAACACCATTCAGAGCAGGTCTGTTGTAGTATTTTTCAGCGGTCTCTTTAAATCTTGTAAATAGCATGACACTCTATTTACTTCACCATGTACGATATCTTTTTTATTAGCTACCGCGAGACAAATGCCGAATATAACTGGCAAGCCCTCAAGCGCCGTCATCCAAATGCTAAGCGTATTCATGGTATCACTGGCATCGACCGCATACACCTAGCCTGTAACTCATTATCAACTACCCCATTCTTTTGGACAGTAGACGGCGACAATCTGGTAGTAGAGAACTTGGACTATAACGAAGCAATCACAACTGACCTTATTATGTTCAGAGCATACGACCCAATCGTAATAGGTGATGCGTCAAGTCTAGGCGCAGTCAAACTATGGCGCAAAGACAGCTTCATCAATACAGACATGAGCAAGGGTGATTTCACCCTCAACGCAGTCAAGACAAAAACAATGAGCGACAGAGTGTTGAGCATATCGCAATACAACGCAAGCGAGTTCGAAGCATGGCGGGCCGCATTCCGTCACTGTGTCAAACTACTAAGCGTGATACTACGTGAGCGCAGTCAGCAGAACAGAGAGATGTATCTCGAACGCTGGCGCAAAGCCGAGCACTCTACCCAACCACACGCAGAGTGGGCATATCAAGGCTACTTAGACGCAATCGAGTACGTCAAGCAACACGACGACAATATGGCCGAGTTGAATAAAATCAACGATTATGACTGGCTCGATAACTATTACTATCAACTATCAACACCATGATCTATACAAGCAGACTAGATGGCGCCCAAGTTACCATCAACCCACCTCAAGACGATAAGAAGTATGCTATCATGCTTAGCGGCGGCTTTGATAGTGCGGTACTCTTATACTTCTTACACGAGAATGGATACGATGGTAGACTAACCACGTTTACTATACCTAAAGCAGACGGTAGCCATGTTCATGCTACTAATGTTATCAACTACTTCAATCAGGCATACGATATGAAGTTACCTCAAACTATCTTAGTTGGTGACCCGACGGTGTTTCATAGACTAATGAGTAAGACCGCAGTAGAAGATATCTTTACTAAACACAGAGATAAATGTGATATCTTATACAATGCCCTCAATCAAGTTCATCCTGATTTAGCAGACGGTCGTGAGCCACAACGTGATCGTAAAGAACCTAATGAGAAGTATCGTTTCCCATTCGTAGACTTATACAAGACACACATTGTTGACTTTATGTATGAGTACGGCTTAGAAGCAATCATGCCCATCACTCATAGTTGTACAGAGCGACCAGACAGTAGATGTAATGAATGTTGGCAGTGTGGTGAACGGGCATGGGCATTTACGCAACTACTAAAAGAAGATCAAGGAACAATATGACAGCAGTACCACCAGGCGTATCAGGCCGCCCACCCGTCTACGACACAGCCAACGTTACGATAGAAACTATCGCAAATGAATTAGCCCTACTCAACTTAGGCGACTTTGAGCCACTCAATATCAAGATTGATATCAATCGATACAATCAAGAACTACAACCTTTTGAGAACGACTGGGTAGAATATCTACCGCGCACAGACAGAGCCAACAATCGTAAAGCAATGGTGCTTACACACTTAGAAGGTCGTAAGCATAATGAAGCGCCTAGTTTAGCAGAGTGTAGTTATGCCGCTGGTCGTAGACTAAGCGAGTTAGAGTTCTCGTACCGTACACCGCTGTATGATGCCTGTACAAGTCTACACCCACTACTCGACGAGTTCGCACCACTCGGCCGTTCATTCATCATTCAGTCAAACATCGGCGGCTATTTCGTGCCACATCGTGACCACCCATCGATGCCACGTGAGTCATTCAGACTTGTATGCTTCTTACGCAACTGCGCTCCACTCGAATACGACTGGTTGATTGACACTGATAGAAAGTTACAGATTGAAGAAGGCAGAGTGTATTACGTCAACACACGTAAGACACACCGCACAATCAGTTGGATCAATGATAGTCAGCATCTAATCTTAAACGTGCCCATGACTAATGACAACGTAGCTAAAGTGTTGGCACACTTACAGCACCCACATTGAAGTGCGCAACCACATCAGCAAATGAATATTCAGGCAGTACATTCCAGCTGATTGTAGTCCGTCTAGTAGTCAACGATCTGTTATGATTCTCGTTGAACTTAACACCATGAATTATCTTTGTGTTGATGATCGTTGGCCTAGTCATCGTGAAACTAAAAATTTCTGTTAATGAATTCATTTCATAATTATCATAGATATTTTTTTCATTAACTTCATATTCATAATCTTCACGCATTTTATAGAATGAAGTTGTTGTGGTTTCTGTATACTTGATTGGTATGTTGAATGAAGCCTGTCTATCTCTATCAATATGTGGCTCTAATTCATCTCGCAAATTGTAAATGTTATAAACGTCTGCTAGAAAAGGATAATTTTCTTGTAGATACATCAGATATGGTTCGTCTTTGACCAATCTATGATGAGTATGAAACGTATCAATGCGTTCAAAGCGCCTGCGTTGAACTATGTTGATTAATTCAATATAATCTAATTTGATTTCTGGGCAATAAATGTATGGCAACATTTAAATCTTCTCCGTGAATATGCTAAGCCCTAACTTAGAAGTAATGCCCTTCAATCTGAAGTCACTAGCACAATGTAATCTAACAGTATCAAATACAGTAATGCTACCATAAGCCTGAGTGAAGGCAGAATTGAAACTCAGTCCTTCTAACCAACTGTCCTTCATAGTAGGAAAATATCGTTGCTTGATATCTTCGGGAAATGGCTCAGTGGATAAGTTGCGCACATCACTATAATCATACACTGATAAATTGTAGTACGCTTTGATATCACTACTGCCCTTGAAGAACTTACTAGGACCCTCTAGGTAGTATTGGTCAAAGAAGCACAACTCTGGATAAGCTATAGTATCCTTCTCTTCGGTCTCAAAGTCAAGTGGTATATTTATACCCTTGTAGCATAGTGGGTAGTTGAACGCATCATCGTTGTGAATAATGTGCGGTCTATCAGTCTTAAAATAAAGAGAAGTCCATACACGAAAGTCACCAATCACTGTACGAAGGCGTTCTAGTATTGATTTGAATGGCTCCGCATTTAATTCATCTTGAGTTACGTCAATGGTAATAGGACCAGTATGCTTATGAACATGCCTTTCACTGTTGTTGAAGAAATCGATCAATGCTAGTCTTTCATCATCAGTGATGAAGTTAGCAACCTGATACGGATCACTTATGTAACTCTCGATGATTTTCTTATCACTGTCGGATCGCATCTTTTAAGATTTCCTTTATCTCTTCGAATCTAAATTTAGGACTAATGCTCCAACTTAGAATAGTTCTATCTTTTAGTGGACCACCTACAACATCATGAGGTAGCGTATTATTGATTAATACAGGGTGTGTCATAGTATATGAGAAGACTTTCTTGACTTTAGTTTTGACTTCGTGATATACTTTGAATGGAATGAATTCTGAGTTTATGGGCTCAAGTGGCTCGTAGAAAGAAGTGAATGAATCTTCCATGTAACTAACTGGCACATTGATTGCACAGTTTCTATTGCTTTC